CTCGAAAGTGGCAGTGAGTTTGAAGACGCCGCCGCCCATTGGTGTGGGAGCGGGATTTTTACAGGTGAACAGCCCGAGCTCGCCGAGCGGCGTTGTCCAGAGGAACGCTTTCGCGCCGGCGTGTCGGTCGAGGAACTTCATGATCTCCAGCACCGTGGCCTTTTGGCCGACGCAGGTAACCGGGTAAGAGTCCTCTTTGTTGTTCGGGCCGTCGCCGACGTTCTGCGCGTAGCCGTTGCCGAATTTCGAGGTGCGCACCCGATAGTTGATATCGGGTGTTTCCCCGCGATCGGTTGGCCAGGTGAATTTCTCGATGGCCATCAGCCTCTCCCATTTGTCAGGCGCCAGATCGAACCGCCAGGCTGCAGCGCTCGGGCAATCGCAGTTTCCGCCTCGGTTTTTGCGGCCTGCTGGATGCTCTTGCCAAGCTGGTTGGTTGTCTCTTGCGAAACACCCGCCCCGTCGCTCCCAGAAGTCTGCACCGAGACCACTACCGGAAAGTTGTACGTGTTGCCGCCACCGCCGGACATTGCGGCCAGAGCAGGCCCGCCGCCGGTGGTCAACGGCGTGACGCTGCCGCCGTTGGCACCAGTCATCAGGAACGACCGACCGCCCTCGTTATAGAGCTCCGGCCCGAGCTCGTTGACTTCGTACAAAGAGTTCGGCGCAACGGGCCCGCCAGCAGCCCGATATCCGGAGAGATCAAACCCCGTGTAGCCCGCCTGCGATGCTCCGAGATCTGATGACGCGGCACCGGCAGATCCGGCGGCCAATCCATTCCCGCCGCCACCACCGAAGTACGAACCCGCCGCTGATGCAGCAATACCGAACAGAGCGCTGAGCCCTTGTGAGGTAGCCTGCCGAGTGGCGATCTTCGCCATATCCGCCAACACCGATTTGGTGAAGTCAGAAAATGAGAATTTGCCGTTGATGGCGAAACTGGCTACAGCGTCCTCTGCCGAGCTGAATGCATTGGTGAGCAGGCTTTTCGTCTGCCCCGCCGCATTCTGTGCGGACTCCAGATAGTTCTGCCATGCCGACGAGGCTCCGGCACTCCAGTCGCCCTGGGCTGCCGTCATCTCGTCGTAGTTGGCTTGAACCGTGTCGTGCAGGTCCTGCTGGGTTGCCTTCAGCGCCGCCAGCTTCTGCGTGTACTCATCAAAGCTCATGCCGCGCGAGCCATCGCCGTACTGGTTCGCCAGATCCAGCTTCTGCTGATTGAAGCGATCGTCGATGCCGTTTTGCTGGCTCATCAGATCGCGCTGACGATCTCCCAAGCCGATGCCCGCCGCCGCACGCTGGCCCTGCTCACGCAGAGTTTTGACTTGTTGCTGCAGCGCGCTGCTGTAGGTGTTGACGGCCTCGGTCTGCTTCTTCAGCCGGCCTTCTTCGTTCTTCGCCAGCACGCTCAGCTCTGTGTCCGCGTCCTGCTGCACCTTGACCATGGCGGCCCGGGCGTCGGCGATTTTCTGGTCAAGCTGGATGCGCTGTGCGGCCGAAGTTTCGGCTTTGCTCTTCGCCGCTTCCAGTGCGGCGATCTCAGCCTCATATGCAGCAGTGACCTCATCGCGCTCGTTGCCGATCATGGCCTCGCGTGCTTGCAGATAATCTGCCTGCGAGATCAGCCCGGCCTTCTGCGAAGCCTCCAAATCCTTTTGCGCATTTTTGTACTCGGCGAGCACGGCATTGAGCGCGTTTTTCGAATCGTTGAACCCGGATAGATCGACGCTGCCAGCGCCCGCCTTGGCATCCTTGTTTTGGTCGTCGATTGCCTTGCGCAACTGGTCGTAGGCGCCACCGGAAAACTTCTTCCCGTCAAACTGAACGCCATCCAGCAGTGCGGACTTTTGGCCAGTCTTCTCCGCGTTCTGATAGAGCTCGGTGAATTGATCGTTGAGCTTCTTGTACGCATCCTTGCGCTTTGCGAGCGGGTTCAGGTTGTCCATCTGCTTGTCCAGTTCCTTCTGGACAGCGATCAATTCCTTGTTCGCCCGAGTCGCTTCGCCAGTCGCGGCAGTGTTGCTTTCGCTTGCAGATAAGCGTGCCTTCAATCCTGCAAGCTTGGCCTCCAGTGCCGGCGTCGAGTCGTCGTTCTCACCGTCGTTCAACCCTAAAAAGGAATTGAGCGAGCTCAGCCCGTTCGATATCGCACCTGTTACCCCGCCCCCTTTCCGGGTATCCAGCACACGCTGGGTGATCTCAATCTGCTTTGCCAGATCGGGGAAAATCTCTGACCTGACTTCAGCATAGGCGCCCTTGATCGCCACCTTGACCCGATCCCAATCGCGTTCGATATCGGACAACGATTCGCGGTAGTTCTTCAGGCGCTCCTGGGCGGACTGATTGAGATCTTCACTGAGGGTGTCGAGCGCTCGCTGATGGTCGCCCTGATCATCAATCGCCTTGATCGTCTTGTACTGCTCGTAGGTGAGCAGCCCATACTGGTCGCTGATCTTCTCCGCGGCTTCTGTGGCGGTGTCACCGGCATTCGCGAGCGACTTGGCGATGTCTCCAGCGCCCTTCCCTGTCACCTCACCAATTGCTGCGGCGGCCTGAGCCAGATTCTGCATTTGAACGCCGCTGGTAGCGGCACCGGAAGCCAGTGCAATCACCGCCTCGCGAGCGCCTGCAAAGTTCTCAGTGATCGCCCCGGCGGTATCGGCCATCACCTTGAGGCTGGCAATGCTCTGACCAGCATCGTTCGATCCGCCGTTGATGGCGACGTTGAACTCGCGGGCCTGCTTCTGTGCGTCAAAGTAGGCATAACCCAACGCGCCGAGGACACCGGCCAGCAAGCCGGCGGGAATCAGTGCTGCAGCCAGGCTCTTGGCAGACGCCCCCGCACCGGCGCCGAGCTGAGCAACAGCCCGTGCACCACTACCCCAATCCCCAGACTGCAGGGCATTGGTCAGCTGCATCACGTTTTCTTGCGCCTGGCGGGTGCCGAGCTTCAGCTTGTCGAATGCAGTTTCTGTCGCGGTCAGACCGTCACGGTCTTTGCCGATCTTCGCCAGTGCCTCACCGTAGTGAGTCGCGTCGATCTGGCCGGCCTTGTACAGATCGTTGAGCGCTTTCTCCTGCGCCTCCAGCTTTGCCAACTTCGCAGTGACCGGGTCGATGCCGTTGACCGTACGCTTCAACGCCTCAATCTGACGGTTTTCAGCGTCGATCAGCCGCTGCTTCTGCGCCATCTCCTTGGCTTCGGCTTTCTCGATTCGCTCATACGCCTTGCCAAGTCGATCCTGATAGGATTCCTGCTGCTCGATGGTGACGAGACCGCCCTTGCGAGCTCGCTCCAGCAAGCCTTCAGCCTGGATCAGTTGCTCCATGCTGCCGATGTTGCCGGACATCGCCTTGTCGAGCTGGCTGATGATTGCGATTTCACTGGCCGCACTGGCGCCTGCCTTGCGGCTGGCATCGACCTGGCGCTCCTTGGCGCCCGTGGCCTTGTCGATGCCCTGAGCAGCCTCATTCTCGGCCTGGCTAATCTTCTTGCCGGTGTTGGCCAGGCCCTCGCCCGACTTGCCGAGATCATCAATCGCCTTTTCGGCATCGAGCGCCGAGTCGACCAGCTTGTCGAGATCGTCAGCCGCCTTGGATGCCGACGAGGAGTTCACCTCGATACCGAGGGACGCGAAGGTGATGCTCATTTACTGTCCCTCTGTTCCGCCATCACACGCAGGGCTTCGGCTTCCATGACGCGGATATCTGGAAAGACATCGGCGACCTCCGACCGGGAAAGCCCGAGGAATCCGGCGACATGGCGAATTGACGTGTAATCGAGTCCGGTAGCGCCGCACGCGCCTGTACGCCACTGGGTGCCCATCGCCTCGAAGACCTTGAAGGCCTGCCAGACATCAGGCCAGACCTCACAGATCTCATCGGGTATGTCACGAAGAGAAAGGCCGAAGGCCGCCAGCGATTCGGCTGACGGCCCCGGCTCGTACAGCTTGCGGGAGACGCTTAGGAGTTTCCCAGGCGCGCCTTGCTGAACGCATCGGAATAAGCGGCCAGCACCGCGCCCGGCGTGGCGGCGATGGATTTGAC